AATTTATAGGTCTATTATCTAAACCATTTCCATTAATATGATCAATATATATTGGTTCATATCCATAATATATTTTAAAAATTACTCTATGTGAATAAATCATTTTGTTTTTAAACATAATAATGTGGTATTGTTTATTTGTACCATTTTTTTTAAAATTATCTTTGATAGACCCAGCTTTTTTATTAGCTAATTTTGCATTCCACGTTACATGCGCTTTATGATTTGGAAAATATTTTCTATCACGTTCTTTCCAATAGAGAATGCCGTTTTCAATATCTAATATAAATAAATCATTTAAAATTTCAAGTGAAGGCAATTCATTTGGTTTAAATGGCATATCAAAAAGTCTTCCACTCGTATTCTGAATTGCGAGTCCTGAACTTCATATAGTCCTCACGCTCTTCAAGAATCTCTAATACGGGGCTAGTCTGCCACCAGTCTTGTGAGTCATAGGTTCTCCCATAGAAAGAACCAACACGAATACCGCACCCAATACGGGGACGGTTCTCACCTTCGATAAATTGATAATTTTCTGGATCAAGTATCTGGCACATGGGTCCAGAATCCCCAGCGCCATCATGCAAACGTACCAATGAATATCTCACATTACTCTCTCTACTTTCAGCTAGTAGTTTCTTTGACTTGTATCCTACCATCTTACCACTCTGGTCCTGTTGTTTTTTCTGTACGCTCATAGATATAGCTAAAGTCAACACCATATGCAGGAACAACAAGAAGCTTCTGAGGCATATTGTTTAAATCCCGTTCACCAAGAACCCCACTAATAAATAATGTATCAGGAAACTTATCTGGTGTCAAGTGACGAAGAATGTTAGCTTGCATATCACATTTTTTTGTGAGACGTTCAATCTCATTTTCTCTATTAGCAATTGTCTGCTTCATTTCCATGATGCCAGCTTCAAGTCGCTTAATTGTATTCTTAGCAATTAACCAACGATCATAATACATATCTGCTTCATCATCAGTCATTCTTACCTCCCAGCCATCATCATCATTTGTAGATAGCATACCTTGCGTTTGAATGTACGTTCCTTGTTCCATTCATAGATGAGAAGCTTGGGACGTTCTTTATTTGTCTTTTCAAACTTGATTTCCAACTCTGGAGGAAGAAGAATGCCCAAGTGACGAAGTGTCCTATGAGCATTTAATTCCAAACCAGCCATAAGCTTCTTATCATACCAACATCTAGCCAATACAGCACCAAGATAGTCCATAACTTTTTCTTTGATATTTTCTGCATCAATGATGGTTTCTACTGGTGGTTCACGATGAAAATCATCATTATGATAATTGTTTTGAATTGGTTCAGCAGACCCATGAACTATCATGTTACGATTATAGACAAGTGCAGGAAGTTTAGTCATTTTATAGACCCTTCATGATATCTTCGATTGCGATAGGTGTGTAATCACGAACCTCAACACAACAATTTACATGTCGTTCTGTAGGAGATTTTTTTTGATGAATGTGCCCATGAAGATTGTATTTAACTTTAGTCATTCCACTTTCATGCATAGGAATATGAGTAAGAACGCAATCAAACTCAGGGAACCACCGCAGTAACATAACTTTTTGAAAATTTTTCGTGATATGATTGCTTTTAGGATTATCATGATTGCCTAACACCAATCTTTTACGACCCTTTAGAAAAGGCAAGACTTGATATCCTTTACCAAAGAACACATCACCTAGATGATAAACAATATCATTATCTTTGACGGTCTTGTTCCAGTTGTCAATCATAAGTGCATCCATTTCGTCCACATCTGCAAATGAACGAACAACATTACGATGCTCGTCTGTGAAAGTCAAGATGTTTTCATGACCAAAATGAGTGTCACTAATGATAAAAATGTCTCTCATTCTCGTTTTTCTCCAAAGAAGTTTTCATACTCTTCGTCTTTCATCAGTTCATTGCAGAACATCCATAGATCACCGTCTTGATACAATCTCCATAGATTGTTATTGTTATCTGTGAGAGTTGCGTCATCCAATACATCACTCCATGCATCCCAATATTCAGGATGATTTGGACCTTCCTTAACAATATCCAAGGCATCTGAATTTACCAGAAACCAATTATCCGCATATTTTTCTGCAAATGTTTGAGGAATGAAAATACCCTGATTATCACCAATCAAAAGCAAGAGACCTTTAGACATTGGTATTCTCCGTATAGTGAAGGAAAGCTAAACCGATTGCCATGCCAATAACCATACAAATCAACGGTCCAAAGATGATAAGGCAAGTAGTAGTGTCCATGATTCAGACTCCTTCATAAAGCTTGTTGGGCGACTTGTCCAACGTGTTCCACATCTTCTTTGTATCAGAACTACCGTAGATGTCAACAAATTCTTTCAAGCGACCGTAAAAAATCTCCTTAAAAGCAATTTGATAGTCATCTTCATTGATGCGTTCATATTCAACCTTAGATGCACGAATAATCAATTGGCTATTCGTAACGGCAGAAGTCAACTCGTAATGGTATTCCAAATCACTATGAGCATCTATAGATGGTGTGAGATAGATATCACCCCCATTTTTCTTATTCGCTGCGACAAAAGCAGCTGAAAAGTCATCAGCCTCATATCTATCCAATCCCCATGAAATAGGAATTGCTTTGGTCAAGTACTCAGATGCACCTTCTGGGTATCCATCCCAATGTTTATAGACGGCAAAAGTGTTAAGATCGTCCTTAAATGTGAAAACTGCACGAGTACCCATGATACATTCTCCTTTTAGATGAAGATTCCGTTTTCATAGCGTTCTTCGTCAGAAAACTTGTATTTTGCTTCCTTACGAAGGATTTCTAATGCCTCGATTTTATTTTTCTCGTTGTTTGTATCCAAAACATACATCATTTCGAGCATGTAGTCAACCACAGTCCAGCTGACACGCAACATCGCATCAAGGTAAAATTCCATATTAAGCATGGTATTCTCCCTCAAAGGTAACAAACACGAGTGTTATCTGTGTTGTCAAATAATTCTTCATGTGTGGGTTGAAAATAATCGCTGTGATTAATTCCAGCTGTATGCCCAGCCGGAACTTCCTTTTCACTAAGGTATCGGAAACCTTTGTAGTTGCCAGTCTGCATAAGAACGTCTTCAAGGATGACAATCATCGACTTGCGACCTTCTGGATTGATAACAGAGCCAGCAAGCATCTTGTTGATGGATTGTTTAAATTCTTCGACATTGAAGGTTTTGCGCTTGGACATGACCATCTCCGTTGTTGATGATTCATATTAGCATAAAAAAAGGGGGCGTCAACCCCCTTTTTAAATTATTTTATTAGCCAGTCTGCTTCTGCATGGCCAGATACTGATAACCAGCAGCAATGACAGCACGAGAAGGCTTGCCAAGCTCATACTTGAGAGTAGTTCCCTTAGTGGTCTTATGCTTACGAAGATAAATTGGGAACCCCTTCATACGAAGGTCAGAGATTGTAGCACGGGGATTGGCAACTCCAAAACGAGCCTTGATCTGACGCTTGGTAAGCTGATCACCAGCCGTGAGAGCAATGATGACACGATCCATCTTGGTAATGTTGTAATTCATAATGTAACCCTTCTTTCACTGATTGCTACACACCTCATGTGTGTATGGAGGCATATTAGACCCATCAAAAAAGAATGTCAACACCTATTTTAAACTTTTTTTGGCTTGACATCATTTTTTTTATCTATATAATAGGTATTGTGATATTGAAATTGGAGATTACATATGGATATCAAAACCAAATATGACATTGGATATACCTATTGGGTTCCTCGTGTTCATAAGATTTTTGATCGTACAGAAACTCTTCGTCATGAAGGTGAAGAATGGACCCGTGATATATACGAAATGAAAGCTTTTGCCAAGAAAAAAGTTGTACGTTGTATGGATATTAAAGTTCATCGTGACCATTCATATTCTGTTATGTATGGTGTAGAAAATGTTACCGATTCTGGTACAAGCATGTTTCAATATTATCCAGAAGCAAATATCCCAGATAGTTATGATGAAGAAACCGCTCAAGCTTTTGCTGAATCTTTTATGAAAGATAATCCAAACGAAGAATATTTTGGAAATTAGTGCTTGACACCATATATTGGTATGATATGGTCTTTATATGAACAACGGAGGTTCACATGGCTAGGTTGTATATCGATTTTCATGATGCTGTCATCAACCGTATGGTTGTTGCTTCTGACTTCAAACTGAATCAGTTCATCACATGGAATGGTGATAACTATTTTTGTGTATACGAATTTAGTAATAATCAACAAGTTTTTCAAGTGGATCGCTTCACCATTAAAAATGGTTGTCATCAGTATGATGCTATTGACCATGGTAAACAGTATTTTCATGATACTCATAACTTTCGGGTGTCAGCATGATTACCAAATATAAAGTCGAATACGGCTATTGGTTTCTTGATAAATCTCAAACTTTGGATTTTGAAAAGAAGTTTGAGATTTTTTCTTCTATAAAAGAAGCAAAGAAATTTGTAGAGAAAATCTCTGCAAAGAAAAATCATGGAAGCAAAATTAATATAGTTGAAATATACGAAAATGATGTTCCTCCTCCTGTGAAAAAGGAAGAGGTCATTATTGATATTCCCGTAACTCAATATAAAGAAATACGTAATCCCAATAGGTTTTTACATACTCATGTTCTGAGTGGTGATACCTTTTATATTATCTAAGGAGAATAGTTATATGGTTAAGAAACTTGTGATGTTGGAAGCACTTTCTCAATACCGGATGAGATATGTTTTTGAGGTAGAAGATGATATTGATCATGCGTGTGATGAATATATAATGCAAGAAAGTGAAGCTAATTTGAAAGAATTTAGTCAACTTCATCTTGAGCCAACTATCATTTTGTCTCATCGTGAAATTACGAAGGAAGATTATCTTCGTATGTTTGATGAAGATAATCATTATCTAAAGTCATGGGATGATGAAAATAAAATGACTTTTGTTAATGTTATTAATTATTCAAAGGATGTTGATGAGGTTCCCCAACCTCTTGCGTCATACTATGGAGAAGGAGTAGAAGATGCTCTTTGGAGTATTTTAAAAAATGAATATGGGCCAATAACTGCAGACCAACTTGATAAAATTATCAAGGATATGAAATAAAAAAAGGGGAGCATCTCTGCTCCCCTTAAGTTTGCGGCTTGAAACCGTCTTGTATTGCCCCGCCTTTGAATCAGCGGGGTTTTTATTAGAGAATATTGTTGACAATAACTCTACGATAGTAACCATTTGAGTTGCTTATGATAGTTCCGTCTGAAAGATTAGGTGATCCAACAACTGAACGGGCGAATGGGTTTGCGACCATTCCGTAACGAGTCTTGAATCCAATCTTTGGCTGGAATGTATCTTGACCAACTGCACGAACCATCTGTAGAGGAACGTATGGGCAATAGAAGATACCAGCGTCAAATGCATTTGCACCCTTATAACCGATAGTGGCATAGTTGCCAGTGGTATAAGGATCAATGTAAACACGGAAACGACCATTGAGAATACCAGCGAAAGTATTACCAGTGTCATCTACCTGTAGGTTATTTGAAGCAAGAGCAGGAGTGTAGTCAAGAACACCAGCCATCTGAAGAGCTGAAGCAACGTCAGAAGAACAGATGATGATGTTACCCTTACCACGACGAGTGTCCTTGGCAATCTGGTTAGCTTCTCTTTCAATCTGGAACATAAGACCCTTGAACTTTTCAACTGACCAACGACCGTTTGAGTCAGTATCAAGATCGAATACGCCGGGAGTTGTTGTGCCATACTGAGCGCCAGAAACGCCAGAAAGGTTGATTGTACGAACTACTTCACGATTGATTTCAGCAAGAATTTCTGACTGAAGAATGTTAGCAAGTTCTGTTTCAGCATCTAGACCATGAACTGCCTTCAAATCTTGAGAAAGTTCCATAGTGTATTCTGCCTTTAGCGCACGGCTACGAGCAGTTACAGAAACCTTATCAATGCTGAATGCCATTTCAGGGAATGTATAATTTGATCCAAGACCTTCTGACTGTGAAGTAGTCATGCCTTGAGCAAAGTTATAAGCATCAGCGCCTGAAGCACCAGCAAATGCACCTGAAGTACCAGTCTGTGCGTTGCCGATTGTATTTGCACCAGAAGCAATAGTTGAGTTGTTAGTTAGAACTTCATCATAGAATGTTTCGTTGCCCTTTGCAGTGCTGTTAGCATACTGTGAACGCATTGCGAAGATAAGTCCAGTAGGACCAGTCATTGGCTGAACGCCGCAGATATCATAAGCAATAAGGTTAGGAACAGAACGACGAATAAGTGAGATAAGGATTGGGTCGTAACCAGCAACGCCAGCACCACCAGCTCCACCGTATCCACCAGTTCCGGCAGCATTGATGCCAGTTTCAGTTAGAAGTGACTGTGGGTTGAAAGCAGCCTGTTCACGGATAGCTCTTTCTGTATTTTCAAGAAGCTGTGCAGTTGTATTACGACGATGCATATCAGTGATCTTTGGAAGATCAGGATGTTCAAGAAGGGGCTTCCACTTAGCAATTAGTTCTTCATTTAGAGGGTTCATTTAATTTCTCCTTTAGGAAAGTTATTTGTAATATTATTTATAATTTTTTACTTTTTAATTGTTTTAGAAAGATTAGAAACATACATCTGCATAGAAGAAT